AAAAACTCAAGAACTTGAATGTTATAAAAACGAGTATCTTCATAGAAAAATTGAGTTGACAGATGAGGTAATACAGTCTATAATTAAACATATAGATATAAATTATCCGTTCTTGGAGTGGGAGTGATTTTATGGGCAAATACGATAAAGTAAGAGAATTTTTTGAACAACAGCAAGAAAGATTAAAGCAGTTACGCAATGGTAAAAAAGTTCTCTGTAAAAAATGCAAATCTGATTATATGCAACCATTGGGCGGAGATTATAGAAAGACAACTACTTTTATGTGCCCAAACTGTAAAAATCAAATTATACTCAATTAAAATTTTGGCAATTAATAAACAAGCCATCCGTTTGGGCGGTTTTCTTATGCGAAAAGTTTCCATTTGGAAACACGCTCGTATGACCGCATGAGAGCGTTTCTACGGCACTTTATTTTGAGGGGTATAAATTATATGTCTAATGCCCTACAATCAAATTTAAACGGGTTTTAAACGGTTTTAAACACTATTCTGAATACGGTTTCAAGCGTGACTGAATTTTTAGTTCGGGAACGCTTTTTATATTGCAAAAAATTATTTAAAAGGAGATGGTGACATTGAATATGTAGGAGGTTATGAAATTCAGTATGTACGCAATATCGGGTTACTACGAACTTTGAAAGGAGCAAGTAAAATGACAGAACTCAAAGACACTATTCCACTGATGGAAAGTGACGACTACAAGGACAGGCTCAGGGCGGAGTACTGGCAGACAAAATTGCGTTTTGATGCACTTCACAAAACCGTTGTCAAACTTGATGCCGGAACTCTCAAACTGAACACCGACATCAGACTTCTCAGGGAACAGTTGTCTGCTATGGAAAGCTACCTGTATGTGCTTGAAGTCAGGGCGGAAATCGAAAAAATCGAACTTTAAGAAAGGATTTGATGACATGAAGAAAATCTACGAAATCTTGTCGGGCATAGGTCTGACGGTGACAGACGAACAGAAAAAGGACTTTGAAAAGACCTTTAAGGAAGCCTACACATCCAAAGCCGATTTTGGCAGGCTTACCGCCGAAAGTGATAATTACAAGTCACAGCTTGAAACGGCACAGACAGCTTTGCAGAAGTTTGACGGCATTGACGTTGACAATCTCAAAAGCGAAATTCAGAAACTTACAGATGATTTGCAGAAAAAGGAAAACGAGTATCAAACCAAGCTTGCCGACATGGAGTTTAACAACTCTCTTGATAACGCTATCACAGCGAGCGGTGCAAGAAATCTGAAAGCTGTTAGAGCATTGCTTGATGTGGAAACTCTCAAAGGCAGTAAAAACCGTGACAGTGACATAAAAAATGCCATTGCCGCTGTAAAATCCGAAAATGATTATATGTTCACTGCCGAACATAAGCCGTTTGCACCTGTCAATCCCGTTGATGTGGGCAGCGGAAAGAAAATGACACTTTCAGAGGCTATGGCTTATGCGAATGCTCACCCGAATACAGACATAACAACTTTGATATAACCGAAAGGAGTAAATAACTATGGGACTTTTTGACAGCAAAAACTTTAATTCAGAGGTATTTCAGGCTTACGTTGACAAAACTCCGAACCTGAACAGGAATGAGCTTATTAAATCCCGTGCGATAAAGCAAAGGCAGGATTTGGCAGGCACTTTCAAAGACCAAGTCGGAGGAAATTTCGCTGTAATACCCATCACAGGCAGAATTGGCGGTACTCCGCTGAATTACAACGGCTCAACCGACATCACTTCCAAGACTATCAAGACCTACACACAGGGCAGAATTGTTGTAGGTCGTGCAGACAGCTGGGTTGAAAATGATTTCAGCTATGATATTACAGGCGGTGTGGATTTTCTTGCACAGGTCGCACAGCAGCTTGGCGAATATTGGGACGGCGTGGATCAGAACACCATTCTTTCAACTCTCAAAGGCATCTTCTCAATGACAGGCACAGAAAATCTGAAATTTGTCAACGGACACACCTATGATATTTCAGCGAATGCAGATTCTACAGGTGTGTTCAGTGCTACTACTCTCAATAGTGCGATGCAGTACGCTATCGGCGACAACAAAGCAAAATTTACGCTTGCAATCATGCACTCCGCTGTATCGACAAATCTTGAAAATCTCAAGCTCCTTAACTATCTCAAATACACCGACAGCGAAGGTGTACAAAGGGATTTGGCACTCGGTACTATCAACGGCAGGGCAGTTCTGGTTGATGACAATATGCCTGTTGAACAGGTTGCCGCATCGGGAAATGATGCCGCATATACAAAATATACGACTTATGTACTCGGTGACGGTGCTATCGAATATACGAACTGCGGTGTAAAAGTGCCGTATGAAGTTTCAAGAAATCCCGCAAAAAACGGCGGTCAAGATTTGCTTTTCGGCAGACAGAGAAAAATCTTTTCACCCTACGGCATTTCATGGACGGATTCAACTATCATTTCCCCGACAGACGCACAGCTTGAAACAGGCTCTAAATGGTCGCTTGCAAACTCCAACGAAACCACAAAGGAATATTTTCCGCATAAGGCTATTCCGATTGCAAGAATTATATCGAGGGGATAAGTTATGTTGACAGTTGGAATCGATACATATATTTCCATTGAAGAAGTCGGCACCTATGCCGCTGACAACAAATTTTATCAGGCATTCCTCTCACTCTCTGCAGAGGAACAGGAACGCCTGATTCGTAAGGCAGCTATGAAAATAGACTGCCTTTCCTTCACAGGAATAAAAAAAGACAGTTCTCAGTCAATGGCGTTTCCGAGGGATTATCAAAAAGATGTTCCGAATGAGGTAAAAATTGCACAGGCTCTTGAAACGCTTGCATATCTTGACAGCGAAAAAATAAAAAGGCAAGATTTGCAGAATCAGGGGGTAAAGTCTGTAACGCTTGGACAGGTCAGTGAAAGCTACGGTGACGGTATCAAGACAGGCTCAATGTCAATTTTTGGAAATTTGGAAACATGCTGGCTGCTGCGGAAATATCTTGCCGGAAGTGCGGTGATAGTGTGATTGCGGAAAAATACTACACGAATACAGCGAAAGTAAAGATGTATCAAGGTACTAACGACAGGGGTGATACTGTTTATACGGTGGAAACCTCTGTTCCGTGCCGTTTTGATTACGACACAAAAGAAACGATTGACAGCAAAGGAAATACCGTTACAAGCACTGCAAATATGCTTTGCGGGGTATTTATACCGCCTTTAAGTATCGTTTCAGATGAATGTAATAATCGTTTTACGGTAAAATCCTGCAAGCAGATACAGACCGTTTTCGGAGAAATTGATCATTACGAGGTGGTGTTGTAATGGCGAAAAGAATTGATATTGCAAGAGAAGATTATCTCAAAAGCTTGAATGATGTTATTGAAAACTTACAGGAAGAAATCGACAAGATGATAGTTCAAAGCACGGAAGGTTTGAGAGAAGCTTTGATATATGTTGCGAAAGAAAGTCAGAAAAAAGCACCTGTCGAATTTGGTGATTTGAGGGGTTCTGTTCTGGTTGAAATGGATAATACCGTTATTGCAGAGGGAAATGAAAGCGGCGGTTTGACTGTTACAGGCGACATACCCGAAAATGCCGTTTCCGGTTCTGTCAGCTACAATACGCCTTATGCTGCCAATCAGCACGAACATACAGAATACGATCACCCTCTCGGAGGTCAGGCAAAATATCTTGAGAGTGTTTTAACAGGCAACAAGAATGAAATTTTGCAAATCATTGCAGGTAACATGGAGGTAATGTCATAATGCTTGAAAGTTTAAAAAACTATCTTCAAAATCAAGGAATTGATAATATTTTCCTTGACTTCATGCCGCCTGTTGAAAATGGTGTTGAAGCTGTTGATTTGGCAGAATGGAATAACGTGGTAAACAGTGGCGATAATTCAAGTCAGCACTATATTCAAGTGCAGGTCAGACGTGAAAGCTACGATCTTGCAAAAAACGACTGTCAGCGTATTCTTGAACTTCTTGACAGCGGCATTGATGAAACTCCCATACAGCTTACAGAAAATACATTCTGCATATCCAGAATACGCCGACGGGCAACAATTCTCTCTCGTGGAGAGGGCTATACAACCTTTTACGGCGAAATTGCCGTATGGGGCAACAAAAATTGAAAATTGAAAGTGGAAAATGGAAAATTTTTTTCAAAATCCAAACGATAAGAAAGGACGAAGAGTATGGCTAAATATTTGAAAGGCTTTAATAATTTTGGCGTAAGAAGTGTTACGACAAACACGAATTCTACATATCTTGCAGATGACACTTCATATCTTGCTGTTCCGGGTGCTCAGAGCTGCTCCCCGACAGATAACAGAACAAATTTTAATATTCGTGCCGATGACGGTGTATGGGACAGCGGTGCGGATTGGGAAACTACCAATCTTGAAATTACTGTCGTCGAGGCAGAACTCTCGACCATTGCATTTATACTTGGTGTAACACTGGCAGACGGTGTATTGTCGGAAAGCAATACAGACGAGGCTCCCGAACTTGCACTGACATTCTCTGCTCTCCGTGCTGACGGCGGTTACAGACTGTACCGTTACTATTCCGCAAAATGCACAGGCTACAAGGTATCTCACACTACCAAAGGACAGAATAACGATGCACAATCATATACGCTGACTTTTGAATGTACTCCGAGAAAATCAGACGGCGTTGTAAGAGATACAAAAGATGTTGCACAGGGTACGGCTCTGACGTGGCTGACAACTTTCAATACAACAACTCCGCCAAGTCCTTGAGGTGCTGAAGCATGAGAGATGAAAGCATAAAAATGAGTTTGCCCGAAACAAAGGAGCTTCACGGTGTAAAAATCGTGAAACTCCCTGTTGCAAGGTATATAAAGGCATTGAATACGCTTGAAAATCTGCCGAATATCATCATCAATTCCGTACTGCCCGAATTTGGCGGATTAAGTGGACTGCTCGTTCAATTTCAAAATGGAGATACCAATGTCATTGAAAAAATTGTTGTAAGGCTTTTGACGGCAGTTCCGACAGAGTTTTGCAGGCTTGTTTCAGAACTGCTGAATATACCCGAAGAACGTCTGCTTGATGTGGATAATGAAAATCCGCTGTCATTAAATGATTTGATAGAAATTATCATAGCTTTTTGGGAAATGAATGACATGACGGATTTTTTCGGGAACGTGCAGCGGCTCAAAAAGCTGACTGCACCGAAAGTAAATACTGGTTACAAAGATGGCTTGCAATCGCTCAAAGCATAGGACTTCCAAAATCCGAATTGCTGAACAATTACTATTATGATGAATTCATTGCAATGATGGACGAATATAACGATATGCATACGCCTAGCAAAGATAAAGATGAAGAAATCTATGCAGACGATTTTTAACAAGATGGTGGTGACAGAATGGCAGATGTACATTTAGACAGGCTTGTTGCTGAATTTACATTGGATCACAGCAAATTGATAGAAAATGCTGAACAGTCTGAGGAGATTTTGCAGCAGCTTGGTCAAGCTGTTGCTGAAAACAAAAAGCAGCAGCAAAATTCCAATCTTGTCATTGCAAGGGCGGCAAAGGAATTGAAAGCACTGCAAAGACAAACTGAAGAAAACGGCAAAGCTGATGAAGAACAGGAAAATAAAATTGCTCAATTAAACCGTGTGATTGACGAAGAAAAGTCAAAGGTTGAACAGTTAAAAGCCGAACAGCAAAGGCTGAATCAAGCAATGGGTGTTGTTCAAAATCAGCATGAAAGATTAACCGGTGCTGTTTCGGACACTTCACAATCAACGGAACAGCTTGAAGAAAACAATGAAAATCTGAATAAAACATTTTCTTCCATGACTGTCGCTGTCGGAAATCTGATAAGTCAGGGCATTAACCTTTTGATTTCAAAATTGGGCGATTTAGCAAAGGACGTTATACAGACAGGCGAAAGCTTTACAAGTTCCATGTCTGAGGTACAGGCGATTTCGGGTGCAACGGCTGAACAGCTTGAAATACTGGAACAGACCGCAAGAAAATACGGTGCAAGCACCAAATTTTCCGCAACAGAGGCTGCTGATGCCTTGAAGTACATGGCGTTGGCAGGCTGGGACGTACAGCAGTCAACGGCAGCTTTGGGCGGCATACTTAACTTGGCAGCGGCTTCGGGCATGGAATTGGCAAAATCCTCCGACATGGTGACGGACTATCTGTCGGCTTTCGGTATGGCTGCAAATCAATCAGCATATTTTGCAGATTTGCTTACATACGCACAAGGGAACTCCAATACATCAGCGGAACAGTTGGGCGAAGCATATCGAAACTGTGCCGCCAATCTGAACGCTGCCGGACAAGACGTTGAAACCGTCACTTCATTTCTCGAAGCTATGGCAAATCAGGGCAAAAAAGGCAGTGAAGCTGGTACAGCTATGGCGGCAATCGTGCGTGACATCACCAATAAAATGGAAGACGGCAAAATAAAGATAGGTGAAACAAGCATTGCTGTACAAGATGCAGCAGGCGATTTCGGAGATTTGACGGACATTCTTGTTGAAGTCGAAAAAGCCACCAACAGTATGGGAACGGCTGAAAAAGCAGCGGCATTGTCTGCAACATTTACAGCGGACAGTATCAACGGTATTAACCTTATACTGAATGAAGGCATGGACAAAGTAAGCGGATATGAAAAGGCTCTCAGAAATTCAACAGGTGCGGCGGCTGATGCGGCAAAAGTTATGTCTGATAACCTTTTAGGTGATTTAAAGAACCTTGAAAGTGCTTTTGATGAATTAAAGCTGAAACTTTACGATAGTGCTGAAACTCCGCTGAGGAATCTTGTAAAGCTCATTCAAAACGAGGGCGTTGCGGCATTAGATGGGATTATCAAAAATTTAAAAACGGTCATTCCTGTAATTGTCGGAGCTGCAACAGCTATGGCAACACTGAAAGCGAATATGGCTATGAGTGCTGCCATTGAAAAGTTGATAAGCGGTTTTAATGGATTGACCATTGCTGAGATAGCGGCAAAAGTAGCTGCTGAAGGTTTAAAAGGTGCATTAGAAAGTATAAAGGCACATCCTGTTGTAGCGGTATTAAGTCTTTTGACAACAGCGGCAAGTATTATCGCAACCATTGCTGTTATGAACAGTAACAATGCAGAATCTACCGATAAACTGACAGCAAGTACGAAACAATATTGTCAGGCACTTGCTGAAGTTGAATCCAATGCCACCAAAAACAAAGAAAACGGTGAGTCCGAAATAGCATTGCTCGAAACTCTGAAAAGGCAGTATGACGATCTCAGAAACAAAACAAATCTCACATCGGAAGAAAAAAGGACATTGAAATATACTGCTGAGGAATTGGCGAAAACTCTCGGAGTATCTGTTGAGAGCTTGCAAAATGAATCGGGTGCATATAAAGATTTAACAAGCGATGTTGACGAATATATCCAAAAGTTAAGAGAGAGTATTCTTCTTGAAAGCAACAAAGAAGGATATACAGCGGCATATAAAGACTATAACGAAGCTATGAACGATTTGCAGAATGTTTCTGACAAGATGGAAGAAATAAAAGCAAAGATGAAAAATATTGGCTTTGAGGACAAAATGAAAGAACTGGGTTCTGCTTTTGCAAGTGGCAAAATATCTCTTTCACAATATAACAAAGCACAGAAACAGCTTTATGAGAGTTTTGGTGAAACGGAAGAATCTGTCGAACATCTCCAAACAGAATATTACAATACTTTAAATGCAACCATGCAGGCGGCTAATGGTGTAGCAAGGTATGAAAAGGCTCTCGGTTCTGCCAGAGATGAAAATGAACTGTTTGAAGAACTGATGGGAGATTTTATTGAAAAGACAGATGATTCAAGCAAGGCTCAAGAAGATCACGCTCGGAAAGTACAGGATAATAAAACTGTTATTGAAGAACTGAACAAAAAAATAACTAAAAGTACCGAAAAGACAGAAAAATTAAAAACGGCTTCGGAAAATTATCAAAAAGAAAGTAAGACTTTGCAAAGTTCGCTGTCAGACCTTGCAGGTGTGCATGACAAGCTGAATCAAGGACAGAAACTTGACCTTGACACGATTTTGAGTCTTGTAGATAAGTATCCCGAATATGCAAGTCAGCTTTTGAAAGCTGCCGACAATGCGGATGCACAAGAACAAGCTATCGAGTTGCTGTTTGAAGCCAAAAGACAGGAATATATCCTTACACAGCAGAGTGCCATTGACAATATCAAAGCAAGCAATGATGTGACCGAACAGATTATAGGTGATGTAAAAAAGCAAATCGAGGCATACAAAAACCTTATAGAAGTTCAAAAAAATGTTTCAAGTGGATTTTTTCAAGTTAATGACGGGAAATTCAAACCGGTTCAGACTGAAGAGGGAAGTTTTGACAGTCTTTTTAAAAAGCCATGGGAAGTTGACGGTCTTGATGAAAAAATAAAGTCCGCACAGGAAATGCTTAATACGTTGGAACGTCAAGTTAGGAGCAATAACAGGCAGATTGGAGAATATGAGGAAAAAATCCAAGCTTTGCAAAGTATTGATATTGGCACTTTTAAAATTACAAATTCGGGAAACGGTTCTTCGAAGAATACTGATGATGAAATCAAAAAGCAGAATGAAGAACGGCTGAATTCATATCTGAAAGACCTTGAACACCTTAAAGCTATGGATCAGCTGACTATTCAAGAGGAAATCGCAGGTTATCAGAAAATACTTGATGAATTTGTACTGACCTCTGATCAAAGAAAAAGCGTTGAAGAAAAGCTGTATTCTGCCACAAAGAAACTCCGTGAACAAGAGGAAACTGCACAGGAAAATGCCGTTCAAAAGGAATACGAACGCATTGACAGACTTGCAAAACAGGGATATTTGTCAACTCAGCAGGAAATTGCACAGCTTGAAAAAATCGCTGTCAAGTACAAGCTGACTACCGAGCAGAAAATTACTCTTGAAGATAAGCTGTATGAGAAGAAAAAGCAATTACGAGATGAAGAAATATCTTCTCTTGATAATCTCGGGAATGCCGTTGTAACGGCTCTCAAAAACAGATATGAACAGCAAAAGGAGCTTGAAGAAAAGCGTATAGATGAATCCATAGAGAATTGGAAAAAGTGGGAAGATGAAACCGTAGGTGCTATTCAAGGTCAGATAGACGCACTTGATGAACTGAAAAATGCCCACGATGAAGAAAACAAGCGGCAGGAATACGAAAATAAACGTCAGGCACTGGAACTGCAAGCCGCCTATGAAAAAGACGATTATAACCGCCAACAGATTCAAAAGCAAATCGCTGCTCTCGATAAAGAGGAAAATGAACGTCTTTTCAATGTTCAGATTGAGGAACAGAAAAAAGCCTTACAAGCTCAGGCTGACAATATTAAGGCAATTTCTGCCGAAAACCAGGAACGGTTACAAAATCAAAAAAACACTATTTCCGAAACATACGGCAAGCTGATGAACGACATAGCCTTGCAGGGTGAGGCAAAGAAATTCATCTTGGAGAATACACAAGACGAAATTGTCAAGCTGATAAACAGCTATGCCGAAGATTATGAAATGTTGGGACAGTCGCTTGGCGAAAGGCTTTACAGCGGCATGACTTCCAAAGTTGATGATATAAACGCTTATATCAACACTGTCGCACAAAGAACAGATACGGCAGGAGAACGAACTATTGCCGCAAATCGTTTAAATGCCTATATCAAAAGCGTTTCCGATACCGTTAATCAGATTTCGGCAAATGCAGCGGCTTTGAAAAGTCAAATGGCATTTACTGCGAATGCAGCCGCTGACAGATATTATGAAGTGCAGAAGCAGTATTACAATACAAGCACCAACAACAATATCAGCAAGCCTGTTGTGATAAATATGACGGTGAATTTCAATGAAAAGATGAACAGTCCCGTTGAAGTCAGACGGCAGATGGAAAGTTTTTCACAGCAGCTTGCAAAGGAAATTTTAAGCGGATCGAGGTGATGGAACGTGCAGAAATTGATATATGTGCCGCCAAATTCCAATGAACAAGTGATACTTACAGCGACAGAACCGTTTATTTTGTCAAGTGTTTCAGGACTTGGCGGCGTGGGAAGTGATGTGATTTCTTCCGAAGTTGTCGGAATGGACGGTGTATTTTATCACGGCTGTAAGAAAACTCCCCGTCCTATCCCGTGTACAGTCTATGTGAAAGGCAAAAATCGTGAGGATATGTACAGGCAAAGGCTGAGAA